GGGCACAGGTTCAAACCATAGCCCGCTTGCTTATGAGCTGACAGGTACACACCAGCGACAACATACTTACTAGTCTTATCCTTTTCCCACTTGCTAGACGTTGAAAGAATAGACAACTGATGACCACTAGGAAGCGTCATACAGTGCAAGTAACTAGGGTAGTCTGCTTTAATCATTTGAATACTCATCATTCACCCCCTGACTTAATGATTTCAAGTATAAAATCAATCGGCTCTAAACAACGGATAGGATAGGGTACACCAGATAAGACAATCTGGGTACAATTGAAATGACCTTTGAAATCTTCTTCTGACATATGTATTATCATAGATGAGTTAATCACCCATCTATCCTCAGAGACGCGCCCGTCTCTACTATCTATATAAGTAATAGATATCATTGAGCACCCCCTTTAAAATCTACAACAGCAACAACAGAAGGATATTCTTCTTTGCAAAGTGTACACTTTGCATGCAATATGGATAGAACGGTTACAGAGCTAACAACCTCAAACGATACCATATCACCCCATACACTTTCGAGGTCCTCTAAACAATGAGATAGATGTATCGCATGATCAAGGTCTTCAGAAAGGACAGGATAATCACCAACGAGGAAAGACGCACAAACAGAGCAACAAGGAAACCTCATAGTAAGACCTCCAGCTGGAGAACAAACGATACTCATAATACACCCCCGACATGAAGAGTATATACAGCGCCACAAACGCAACGAACTAACCAAAGGCTAGCACAGATGAAAGCAAGAGAGAAAGCGATATCTTCATATCGCTCCATAACTGTCAAAGCAACCGCTCTAACAAAAGATAACAAAGTCATAAAAGACCCCTTATGTAAATAGTGAAACCGCAGCTGGAAACAACTCCCAACCACAAGATAATCATAACAATATATAGACCAGTTGTCTATAGACAGACATACCTGGAAAACCTATAACACCCGACAAACCGACCACAACAACAGATCAAAAAATACTAATTTTATTTGTAGCCTAATCACACATTGCGCAACACACAAAACCATCTATCAATTTCAGTACACATGCCCAGCTGGACACCTCAACAAATCCCAACCTTGACCCCAACACCCCGACCTCAACAGGGAAATTTTTTCGCTAGGTAATATAGCCCCGCGTCTTCTTCCCACCCAGCGGGGATTATTGTAGGTACTCTTTTCAGTGAGAACCCTATTCAATATGATTTACTAGATAGGCCCCCCCCAAGATCGGTAATATAACCCTTATCATAGTACGCCCTAGAAATTTGGCGGTAATTTTTTAGAGGCCACACAATGTTGTGTATGTGTATAAAGAGTGCTCTAAGTGTAGGGTATAGAGGAATACAGGAGTTGTAGTTTTGTATATTCTTTTATTCTATTGTTGACATATAGACAGTTATTGTTTATGTTTAGACAAGGAGTAAGATATGAATAAAAAGATAACATTATACAGACCAGGTTCAGGTTCAGAAGGTATATGGTTTGAGGAAAAATGGTGTGCTCATTGTACAAAGCAGCCGCTCAATCCGAGTAAGGGTGGTTGTCTATTGTTGTTGCATATGATGTGTTATGACACGTCTGAAGAGGGGTATCCCCAGGAGATACAGTTGATAAATAATAAACCAGTGTGTTTAGGTTTTAAAAGCAGAGAAGAAGTAAAAAGAAAAGAAACGTGGAAGAAGTTTTTGCCAAAAAGTGTACAGCTAAAGTTATGGAGAAAATGATGAGTAGTGAAAAGTTAGTGCGAATGTACAGTGAGGAACTGGAGTATTTGTGTGGTCGGTTTGGTAGAGATCATCATATTTATTGTTATGACAAAACGTATGTAGATGATTTTAGTTTTGAAGGTATAGAACTTCCAACAACAACAACAATAGACCTAGGTTTAATATTGGTTCATATAACGAAGAAGTTAGCTTATTCAGATCCTCACAACTCAGCAGGTAGCCGTGCCATAATGTGGCCAGAGAAGCGCAAGAAGAAAAGCTCCTGGAAGATAAATACTCAAACATTTCATACGTATCATTTGTCGTTGGTTCAATCGATTAGTTTTTATACTGGTGTAGTATGATCTTACACAGTATGTATGAAGAAAAGAAATTAATGGTTGTTATTGATTTTTCAATTGATAAATCTATTGGAAAAGAAGAAGCGCGTTCTCTTTTTGAAAAAACTCTTTCTACCGAATATTTAGAAAATCTTATTTGTGAAGGGTTTATAGATGCTGGTATTGAGGTTGTTGTCTCAGTATGCGATTATAAGATTGTAGAATTTTTTTATGATAGTGAATGGGCTATAGGTGGTTCGAAAAAGAACGAATGGCACGGTCATGTTGAGGTTGAAATTTTAGCCTATTACTATGGTTTATAATGAACTTTGGTCAATGGGTACGTAGTTGGTTGCATTTGCTTGGTGTAAATCAAGCTTGGTTTTATTTTGCGAGTGGTATATCTGATGGTTCTATTAATCGTTGGGAGAAGGGCCAAACGGTTGGTATTGATTTGATGGTGGTGGCGTGTGAGGTATTGGCCAAAGAAGCTGGTATGGAATTGTTAGAAATGTTTGAGGATGCGTTGAGTAGTATACCTGCGTATCGATATGCTTTGGAGAGGATGTATGACGAAGATTAGATTTGGTGATTGGGTGTATGATGAACTGGAGAAGTGTGAGCGTAGTGTAAACTGGCTGGCCAAAAAGGTTGGTTGTTCTCACAGTGCTTTTTTAGATTACAAGAATAAAGATCGAGAAGTGTCGACAAAGATTTTAATGAAAACGATTAAGGTATTGGCAGAAGAGACAGGCAAATCAGAAGAGCGTGTTTTGTTGTATGTTGGTCGGTATTGCTATGGGGTAGGAGAATGAGTATACGAACTCAAATGTTTGAGAAAGATGAAATGTTAGCTGTGATTTTTAAAACATCATTGGAGCTATACAAGAACGCATTACAGCGTTGTGAAGCTGGTATTGTTTTGTATGGGTCACAGTATGAGATTGACATTTGGACAGAAGGAGATTTTGTATACATTGATGGTGTACCCAGCTGGGCATACGATGGAGATGATGCTCGATTAAAAGAGTTGTTGCAGGAGCGATTTATGATCCATAGTATATTAATGAGTATTAGAACAGGGTATCGATTGTATCAGCAGTTTTTAGAAGATGAAGCTTTTGAGAAATATGAGAAGTATGAGTAGTTTGATTATTAAGGGTGACCGTAAAATCCCAATGAAAAAGAATATGATGCGTGTTCGTGGTAACCAGGTATACAAACTCAAAGATGTAAAAGACTTTGAGAAGTGGTTGGCTTGGACTGCTGCTGCTGCTGTTCGAGAACAAGGATGGGTAATAACAGATAAACCAGTCAAGCTGTCACTTGATGTAGTATTTGGTGATCGACGAAGACGTGATTTACAAAATTGTTTTGCTTCTGTGTGTGATGCACTCAATAAGATTGTGTATGAAGATGATGCTCAAATAGAAATGCTGGTTGCATCGAAGAAGTATGTAAAAAGTGAATGGTCATTCATTTTGGAAATAGAGGTTGTTGATGAAGTTACCTGATGATGTCCAGGAAGAATTGAATAAGGTATTACAAGATCCACTGAAGTTTGTTAAGTTGTTGAAAATACAGGATAAATATAGTGGTAAACTGGTCAGGTTCAGTCCGAATAGTGAACAAGAAGAACTTATAAAAAAACTACAACAACACCAAAAGATAATTATTCTCAAACCTCGGCAGATTGGTATCTCTACATTACTAAGAGCCTATGCTTTGTGGCAAACATATACAACAAAAGACCCGTTAAAGTTTGGTGTAATTAGTTTTCACCAGCGTTCAGCAAAGAACCTACGTCGTATGGACAAGCTAATGCATGACAGCTTGCCATTAATACTGCAACGTAAGCTGTCTATTGATAATGCTACAACGATGTCGTTTGCTGACAGTGGCTCTGAGTTGTCTTCTTTTACTGCTGGTTCAAAGGGTGGTACACGATCGTTTATGCTTAGTAGTGTACACTTGTCTGAGTTTGCTTTCTATGATGACCCACAAGAAATGCTGGCACAGATTGTAGCTACTGTTGGTACTGGACAGATTATTATTGAAAGTACTCCGGACCAACCAGCAGATACTTTTCATCGTTTGATTATGGGTGCTCCTGAAAATGGTTGGCACTTGGTAACTTATTGGTGGTGGGAACACCAGAAGTACAAACAAGAAGCACCCAAAGACTTTGAACCAAGCGAAGAAGAACAATGGCTTATTAAGCAATACAATCTAGACTTTGACCAGCTTTATTGGAGACGCAATCAGATAGCTACTCTTGGTCTAGAAAAGTTTCGCCGGGAGTATCCTGGTTGTTTGGATGATGCGTTTCATTATGCCTCTGCTGCATACTTTAGTTTGGATGATATACGAGACATTGAAGAGATACACTTTAATGGAGAGGAACGATTGTATGAAGATCCCAGGGATGATGATGTATATGCGATGGGTGTTGATGTTGCTGCTGGTGTTGGTAGGGATTATTCTGCTATATCTGTTATTTCTATGGCAACATTGCAGCCTGTATTTCATTACCGCAGTAATACAATAAGTCCATCTGCATTTGCTGACAAAGTAATGGATATAGCACAATGGTTTAATGATGCCCGTGTACTCTGTGAAAGTAACAATCACGGTCACGTTGTATTGTATCGTTTGCGCCACTTTGGATACAAGAACTTGTGGTGTACAGTAGATGGTAAAGACTGGACTACAACAACCAAAAGCAAACTGGATGCTTATGAAACCCTAAGAGAGTACATTACAGAGGGTATGATTATGAAAATGGATGCACAAGTGTTGGCCGAGCTCCGATGTTTGGTTGTATTAAAAGTTACCCCGGAAGCACCTACAGGAATGCACGATGACCTTGCAATGAGTATTGCATTGGCGTATCGTTGTTTAAGAGATATACCTAGACGAAAATTGAAGTTGGTTCGACGAAACTTAATGGATATGCTAATATCAGAAACAAGAGCCAAGAAGATAAAACAACAACCAATACCGTGGAAGAAGAACGTATGAAGCCGATTACCATTGCAGCCTATTATGCCAATCACGAAAAGTATTGGGACGAACAACGCCCAGAACTACGACAACTCCGATCAGCATATATGACACGGTACTGGAATAAATTAGAAGCTCCACAACAGGTAGTAATTGAAACCAGTAGAGCTTATGAATTTATAGAAGGATACATTGCCTCATTGTTTGCACGTAGCCCATCAGTAGTGGTAAAAGGTGATGTTAGAGGTAATGGCAATCCACAAATTGTACAAGCCTTGTGTAATAATTTTTTGGATGGTATACGGTCACAGCTTGAAGATGCCAGTAGGCTCGCACTAATTAACCCTTGTGCATTTTTAAAGTTGTTACCCAATGACCACAAAGATCCTTTTAAAAGAGTTTCCGTTTGCGCCATTCCACCCTGGGATGTAATTGTTGATGAGGATGCAGCTGCTTGGTCTGATCAAAAGTTTGTTGGCCATCGGTATCATCTGACATTAAAAGAGGCCAGAGATAAATATGGTCCAAAAAAGTTTAGTGCTCATTCATTAATTCGATTTTTAGATAGAGTTAATGGTGATGATGGATACAATAATAAAACATTTGAAGACACAGAACCAGAGTTTCAATATGTGGAAATTTTAGAGTTTTATGATCTTGTAAATGATAAACTGTATGTCTGGTCACCAGACTATAGGAATGGTGAGAAGTTTCTTTACGATGGTATTGTTCTGCCGGAGGGAGAGGAAGACAATATCAGAGAAGTGAAATACTCTGCTATTCCGTTTCGGGATGCTACGGACAATCCAATTAGTCCTATCATTCCATTGTTCTTTAGCAGACAGCCAGACCTTCCAATGCGAGGCTATTCTGCGCTTCGACGAGTGTATGATCAAGTACAAGAGTTGAATATCCTACGCACTTATCAGGCCTCGATGGTGCGTAGGTCAGCTCGTCAATGGGTGGTGGAGGCTGGTGTTTTTGATGCTGAAGCAATGAGCAAACTATCACAAGGGGTTGATGGAGAGTTTATTGAAGTTGAGCTTAGTCAGGGACAACAGCTTGGAAATAGTATTATGTCTGTGCCTCATACACCTGTGCCTGCGGAGCTAGAACGTTATGTGCAACAAGTGCAAGATGATTTCGAACGCGGTTCGGTACTTGCTCCGTTTACTAGAGGAGAATCCTCACGGGCAACCGCAACAGAGATTACTGCACTTGCTGCATATTCTTCTTCTGAGATTGGTAGACTTGCCAGAGAAAGAGACAGTGCTATCGAATACATTGCAGAAATATACATTTCAATGATACGGTTGTACATCCAGGATGATGGTGATGTTATCCTGATTGATGGCGAACCTACTGTCATAAAATCAAAGGACATTACTGGTGACTTTACTTATTATGCTAATGATACTGGAGCGACACCAGTTAGTGAGGCGGTCAAGAAACAAGAGTTCTTAACTGTAATGCCTACCCTATTGGAGCTAGGTACTCCTCCAGCTGAAGTGTTGTCTCATTTAATTCGCTTGTTGGATTTACCACAAACTTTTATTTCTGCAATAGAAGGAGCATCGGAAAATCCTCAACAACAACAAGCAGCAGCAGCACAAGAACAACAGCAAACATCTGCTGGTATGCAGGGTCAACCATCGCCACAAGACATTCAACAGTTTCTCCCATAATGGAAAGTTTATGCCTATTTATGACTATCGTTGTAAACCTTGTGATCTTGATGTACAAATTATTTGTGATTTTGATGAGGCAGATGACCAGGTATGCGAAGTATGTGAAGCACCGCTTAATCGCCAACTATCATTATGGGCGCACACGCCTGCAAGATGGGGTGACAGTCACGGCTATTTTGATCGTGGCCTTGGTATGTACATTGAAAACTCGATGCACAGAGAGAAAGTAATGAAAGAAAAAAACCTACGACCTGTTTCACAAAGAGAACTCGATGATCATCAGCAAGCTGTATACAATGAAGATAGAGAACACAAAAAGACTGTAGAAACATTCCAACGAGTAAAAGAACAAACAGGTTCTTTTGCAAAAGCAGCTGCTGCTATTACTCCAGATCCAGATCCAGATGCTACAGATCGAGAGTGGAGATATGATTTTGAAAAAGAATGGAAACCTAATTTAAAAGTTAAACCCTCAATTGGAGAAGAAGAATGAGTATTCCTACAGATTTAATGGCACAAGCCAGTGCTATTGGTGCGCAAGAAGAAATGATTGAAGAAGCTGTTTTGATGCAACCACAAGGTAAGTTTTCAGCTGGAGCTTTAAATCGTTTGGTAAAAGAACTAAATGTTGTATTAGAAATGTTTGGTGAAACATATCCTGAGTTTGAGGAAGACATTACCATTTTTCCACAAGAGTTTGTGCAGTCATTAAATATGGTTGTTGCTGCTGCTGATGATGCTGGTGTTGAGTTTGAAATTGATATGGAAGAAATAACTGATGATCGAGACTTGGCTATGGTTGCAGGTCAGTTGCGAAAGTTAGCCAAAGATAAAACACTACAAAAGTTTCTCCAGGAAAACACAATGGTAGAAGAAGAAATAGTAGAAGAAGAAACTGTAGAAGAAGAACCAGTAATGGAAGTTGATATAAATGAAATGTTTGCAGGGAGAATGTAATGGCTGAAGAAACTACAAATAGCGGTACAGTAGAAGCACCAGCAGAAACAGAAGCACCAACATTACAAGAAGGAGTAGAGGCTACGTCTAGTGCTCCTCCAATAGTAGATGAGTATCAACAACGTGTAGAAGCATTGTTGAAACATCACGAACAAAACGAAAAACATCAAAAACAAATAAATGAAAAAGAACAAGAAGAAAAAGTTCGGTCATATGAAAATATATCTTTGGAAGAAGGTGAAAGTTTTGATGCTATTTATGATGCACAAACACCAGAAGTACAACGTTTATTAGGTTCATTGCGTGGTGACTATACTCGAAAGATGCAAGCATTAAGCAAGCAACGTCGAGAGCTTGAAGACTTACAAGCAACACTTACTACTTCTGATGCTTTTAAAGCCTTACAGGTAGCTGCACAAGAAGCAGCAGCGAGTGGAGAAGAGTTTGATCCTTTTGATCCAAAGAGTTTTCAATCGTATGTAGATAGAAAAGTTACTCAACAATTACAAGCTGTATTACAACCATTGGCAGAACAACAACAAAAAACAGCCAATGAGCGAAAGCTTAATGATTTTATGGATGCTCATCCTGAGTTAAGAACAGATGAAAATATACGGTCTTCTGTTCGAGATATGTTGGTAGAAAATGAAGGATTAAACCTGGAACAAGCTTATTGGATAGTAAAAGGAAAACTTTCTAAACACCAACAAGAACAACAAATACAACAGCAGCAACAAAAGAAAGAAATCAATAGACAAGTTGCAGCTCGGATTGGTAATGGAAGAAAGAATGGAATGACTGCTCCACCAAACGTATCTGAGATGACTGGTGCTGACATTTATAGCTACTTAGAAAAACAAAGCCTTGCACAAAAGAAATAAATTTGCTATTCTTTGTATGTGCTCGAAGACCCTTTACAGGATACGCTGACAGCACCGCCCCGAAAACGGACACGCGAAATACGAAAAAATAACTTTTATTTATGGTGAACGATATGGGTATCCAATATGATATACTCGCGTCGACCCTACGTATCTTACGTGATCGAGAGGTCGACAATACATTTCGTACTATTCCATTGCTCGAAGCTGTTCAACGAGCTGGTAATGTCGAAATGGTTGATGGTGGTCAAAAGGTTGATCATCCTGTAATTCTTGCTGAACATTCTAACATTACTCAACTAGCCACAGGTTATGAAAGTGTAAACCTGGCTGTTAAAGATGCGCTTCGTACCGCGTCTTTTGACTGGTGCGATTTTGTTGCTCCTGTTGTTATTACTGAAAAAGAACAACTAAGTAACAAAGGTAGCCGTGCAATCATCCGAATTGCTGAAGCTCGTCTTAAGTCTGTTATGGGTATGTTGAAGCGTGAATGGTGTAAGCAAACTGTAACTGGTAACTCTACAGTACTTAGTGAACTCAATACACTTAACGGTGAAGGGGTTAATGCTGCTGGTGCTTGGGGTGCTGCTGCTGCTGCTAATACAAATGGGTTTTTAAACAGACAAGCATTTGGTAGCCAAACTAATAGTGTTGGTGGTATTTCTAAGTCAAGCTTTACTTCATCTTGGCAAAATCAAGTTGCTGATGCAGGTAATAATTTTGGTAATAATGGTTTGAAATCTATGAGTAATCTTATGATTAATACTCAGATTTATGCTCCAGAAGGTGAGATTGATATTATTCTTGCTTCTCCACTTTCTTACGAATTGTATCGTAATGAGCTGACAGCGCAAGAAAGATACACATCTGCTGAACAAACTAAGGACATTGTAGGTAAACTAATTCTTATGTACAATGGTGCTTCTATGTACATTGATAATGGTCTTGGATTTACTACTGCTGCTGGAGCTAAACCAGTATCGATGTACTTCCTTAACTCTAAACTGTTCTCAGTTTATTTCGATAAAGATGCTCACTTTGAAATGAGTGATATGGAACGTATCTCTGGATATGCTGCTGCATCTTCTAATATTATGGTTCGTACCCAGCTGGCTGCAAGTCATCTTGCAGGTCTTGGTGTACTTTTAGATGCGGAGAATTAATCATGGCTACTTCAACTTTATTACAATACTTACAAGCAGATGATGGTAGTGGTACTTCTTTGGGTGTTACTCCTTCTAATCGTAGACAAGTCGAACGTTTTATTGCTTCATCCGCAATTGCTGCTAATGATTTAGTTGCCTTGGATTTTTCTAAGACTGCTGATGGAGATAAAGCCTTGTATATTATTAAGGCTAATGATTCTCTTATTAGTCAAGTTGCAATAGGTTTTGCTTTAAATGCTGCTACTGCTGCTGGCGATGAAGTGGATGTCACTATTGCTGGTATACATGAAAGTGCAAATGTTGTTGGATCAACTGCTGCTGGTGATAGACTTATTATAAGTTCAGTTGCTGGACAAGCAAAAGTTGTTACAGCATCAGACATTGTTCCAATTGTTGCTGTTGCTGTTGAAGCAGATACAGCTAATGTTGCAACAGTGTTTGTTTTGAAACAGTTTTAAAAACCTATGGGGTTCTCCCTGGCCCCGCTTCCAGGGAGTTTGATTTGAGAGTAATGTGAGGTTGGTATGAAGCTATCTGAAATCCGTGAATATATCGGCAACATATTGGATTACCAACCAAACATTACGTCTTATCAAAACCAATTAAATGATGTTATTAACGAAAACTACTTTCGATTGTTTTCTGAAAAACCATTTACCTTTGCACAAAAGCAAGTACTTATTAGTGCAAAAAAAGATTTATCTTTAACATCAGTTACTGTTACTCAAAACTCAGCTACCATTACAACAGGTGGAGCTGGGCAGTTTCCTACTGATGGTAGTATGGATGGCCAGGTTATTGATATACTTGATGTAGAATATACAGTAGCTTGGGTTGCTTCTGCGACAACAGCTTATTTGACCTCTGTATATCTTGCTGCCAGTGGTACACCAGATGCTACTGTAAAACATCGCTACTTAGATTTACCACAGGACTGTGTTGAGATTATGCAGGTTCTCAAACGCTCAATGCAAATGACACCAGCAGAGCCTGGTAGAATGGTCCCGGTAACACGATATGAAGATGAGTACTGGAACTTACCACTGAATGAAGTCAACATACCTAACTACTGGGTCCCCTTTGATGATTATTCATTAGTACCACCAAAAGCACCAACAATAACAATAACGACCAGTGGTGCTGGACGTGGAGCACGAACGTTAGAGTTTGCTGTGTCATATGTGTTTGCTGGTAGAGAGAGTGCGTTGTCACCTGTAACCAGTGTTACATTAACTGATGGCCAGTTTCCATCGATCACAATTGCTGCATTACCAAATACATCGGGATTAAAACGACGAGTGTATGTACGGTGTACAGCAGCAGGTATAAATAAGTTTTACAATATACCCGAAGCAGGCTCTGCATTAACAGAGTTTTTGCCTACATCTACAGGTACATTTAGCTACGATACTGTAACCAATCTAAGTGCCTTTACTGCTGGCGATGTGTTTGAGCTTACATATACAGCATACACTGGAGTGGATGGTAACATACAACGTATACGAATGTATCCCCGACAGGATCAGGATTACGAACTAACTGTACGATATATGTACAGACCCAAACAATTGATTGATGATGCCGACACCCCTGAATTTCCCTCAGCACATCACTACGTCCTAGCATATATGTCACTACGAGATATTTTTATTAAGCACGATAATGATGCACAAGGTGTCTTATACGACAGAAAAGTTGCACAAGAAATGCTTAAGATCGAACAAAGATATCTGAACAGTATTGCTAAACGGTACATCAAACAATTTATGGAAGGAAGTCGAACTGATCCTGTCCCTCTTTATACTCCATTGATTAGAAATTAAAATGCAAAACAAACAACAAATCATAAATGTTTTAGGTGGTATCAATGAGCTGCAGCCTCAATTACCAGACCATTTAACAGAACTGGTTAATTGGCATACCGATGACATTACAGGAGGTTGGTCTAGTAAACTGGGGTATGAAATGTTTTTTCCATATCGCAATGACTGGATACCGTTTGCATCAATGGCTAAAGTAGACAGCTTGTTTTATTTTAATCGACACCAGGGTGCACAGGATAGCATAATCTTTGAAGCTGGAGGAGTACTGTATCACCTGTTTGAACACGGTACACCATCTAAACAAATACTAGAAGAAGACAGAACCATACCAAGAACAATCGAACCATCTACTCAGTATTTAACCATAGGTAGATTTTTGTGTTTGGTAAATGGATATGACAAACCAACAAAGTATTTGGCTTGGCCTGTCATACACGTTTCAGGCTCACACGCTTTTAAACCTGCTCTATACCCCTTAGGCTTTCACCAGTTGCCAGGAACACCTGTTACCTGGGACATAGAAGTAGACCCTTCACAAGTTAGTGATAATGCCAATGCCATATCTGTTTGGTTTAATACTATACTTGAAAGAGGATTGGGTATACCTGAAGCAGATAAGATTAATAAATTTAGATACAGAGTTAGTTTTATTAACAATGCTGGTTCTGAAAGTCCATTGAGTGCTCCATCTGAAATTGTACAATGGACAACACCAGCAACCAAATATACTTTTGCTGTTGGTCTTGAAATACCTATAGGTGATACTGATGTTATTGCTAGACGTATTTACCGCACCAAAAACTTTTCAGATGATGGTGGTAATAGTGGTGATGTTTATTATTACGTTACTGACATTGAAAACAATTTTGAACAGCTTTACATTGATGATGCACCAGATATAGGCTTGGGTACTCAAGCTCCAGCAGATGGAGATAGTATTGTTTTTCCATCAATGTCATGTCGATTTATGGATTTATACAAAGACTGTTTGTTTATTGATGGAGGAAGAAGCAATGATACTACAATCTACTTTTCTAATCCAGCCAAACCTGATCAATTTTCAGCCTTGGATTTTATCACTGTTGGCAATAGACAGGGTGGTGGTGTAACAGGTTTCTTTGGATACTTTGGATACTTGCTTGTATTTAGAGAGAATAGTATTGATGTTATTCAAGGTGACTATCCAAACTTTATAGCTACTCCATTTCAACAACACATTGGTACAAAGGCTGTGGATACCATAACAATGGTGCCAGGACTAGGTGTATTGTTTTTAACTGTTGATGGTGTGTATGCTCTTGGTGGTAACATAGAATACTCTGATACAACCAATGTAGTAAAAATTTCACATCAGATACAAGATACCATTGCTCGAATGAATGTAACTACTATTGCTCAAGCAACTGCAATATACAGTGAAAAGCATCGAGAATGGCATTGTTACTTTTGTGTGGATGGGTCATCGATAAATAATCTGGGTATTGTTTATCACACAGATAAAAAAGTATGGTCCGTTCGAGAAGACTTTCCGGTAAACAACTTAGTAAAAAATCCAGATGGTGATATTATCTTTGGACGAAATGGTGGCGCAGCAACTGCTGACGATCCAGCTGGACTATTTGTTATTTCCAAAAGACGTTCTCTTGGTCAAAAGATTGTATCTGAAAACATTGTAGATGATGATCCACCAACAAGTATAATGGCATCCGCCTGGCTTGATATGGGTGATCCATCATTGAAGAAGAAGGTACACGGTGTGTATCTGTTTATTCGCACGGGTGGAGACACAACCATTACAATGGATGTCTTTAAAGATTATGACTACAACAACAGCAGCAGCACAAGTCCAACCAAACTACAACGTGCTGACTTTACTGACCAGAATGTTTATGACCTAGTATTATTAGACAATGATAAGTATTGGGAAGAACCAATCGTAACGCCAATACGATTTGATGTGCACAATGGTAGCTGTTCGTGGTTTCGATGGCGTATAGAAACTACTGTTGATGTTATTGTTGTTGGTTATGCAATAGACTTTACTGCATCTGGTACTCGTATTATTGCTGGAAAGAGGTTGTCATGAGTAAGAAATGGACTGAAGCTCATCCAGGTAGTAGTGCTATTGTAGACTTGAAAGAGTTTAATGCTGGATACAACGCATACAAAAGTTCGTTTAATGGTGACTTAGACAGAACAACAATGCCTGATGATTTATTAGATGAAGACAGTGTTGTTGCAGGAGCATTTCACCAGGTACAAATTACTAACAGTTCTGATTTATCAAAGTTTAATGATACTTCAGTAGGTACTGGTGGACAATGGGATGGGCCATCATACAATACTTATAATGGTGGTTGGGTGTTGGCTGATGAAGTAGCCATAACAAAATACAAAGATGGTATGGTACACTGGGAATACAGTTTTATTTATTTTAACTTTATTGTAAATACCAAAGAAGGTGCTACTAAATTTATGGAAGTACGATTAACGTGGGATGACAATACAGTTTTTGAAAGCTACAAAATTACACAACCAATAGCAACAACAAGAATGGTTTGTACGTTTCCGACAACAGGTGGTTCACATACAGCCAGAGTATACGTAAGAGCAGCACCAAGAGGTTTGGTTGCTCACGATGGTGTAAATGATAACATCTTCAATATCACTTGCCCTAGACATCTATTTATTGGGAGGTGGCGATGAGTGTCATTAAAAATACAGGTGTAAAACGTGGTGATAAGTTGACAGCTACTGCTCTTAATGCAGAGTTTACTGCTGTCAATACAGCCTTTACAATGGATGCAGATAACTTTCGTAATGAAGCATTGGACCAACCAGCTTTTAATCTCAATGCTACTAGTGGTAAGTCAGGTATTATTTTAAAACAATCTGGCTCATCTGATTTAATAACAACAGCATCTCCTGTAAATGTAGATGCCAATGAAAATGCTGTAAACTCAATGGTAGCTGCAACACAATTGGGTATTATTAATAACAGTGGTGCAGCATTTATTGTTGCAAAACAAAATGATATATTGCGTGTGTATTGGCAGTATCGTTTTAATACAGGAGCAACAACAGCAAAGAGTGCTCCATATGATGCAGCAAAGTGTGGATTGTGTTGGGCTATTTGGTTGGAATGGCAGTTATCTTCTGGTGGTGCTTGGGCACAGGTTACTGGTCAAGGTAATTTAGAAACTAACTTAGATGCAAGTGCAAGTGCTGGAGGATATGGTTCAACAACGGAAGATTTAAAAGCAACTGCTTTGTCCTATCATTCATTGGATTATCATATTGGTGCAGGTGCAAGCAATGAGCTTCAGGTTTTTCCTGGGGAACGAAATGGTTATGGCCAGTATTATTTTAAGTTTACATCTGATACAACTATTTATGGGTTACGTTTAATGTGTAGAGGTTTGTATGAACCGTGTCATCCTCCTACTACTGTACAAAAAAATGCTTTGAGAATAACACAAGCTGATGCTCCAGTATCTCCAGCGGTATACAATAATAGGTTGGTTATACAACAGCTTGAGATATCATATCTTTTGATGAGGAATGAGTAATGGCTATTACATTTCCAAAAACCTGGTCAACTGGTGAAACCTTGACGGCATCTGATACAAAAGACAACTTAGATGCAATGAGAGACAAAGCACAAAAGTTATCTGCTGCTGACATAAATACATCGAGTGCCTGGATAACAACTGCTCATATTATGCAAGGTCGATACAACTCTGTGACCAACATTACGTCAAATGTATCTGGAGTATTTGGTGGTAAAAATAATGGAGGTACATTTCAAAATACATCGTACATTACTCGATGGATGTCACCAGCTGCATACTCAGGTACAGGTCAAACAAAAATAGTACCAATGACGTGTATACAAATAGACATTGTACGACCAGCAACATTACTTTTTCAGTGGTGGATTAATCATCAGTCACCCAAAGATGGTGATGGAACAGATGGACAGACCAGGTTCTTTTGTTATGAGAATACATTGACTACTGTTAGCAGTGTACAACACTATGTACCAGAACAACTCAGCACAGAAAATATGTTGATTGATGGTAGCTTTATTACCAATGGTCATAATTTATTAGATGTTTCTACTGGAACATTAAACTATGGTATTGGGTTGTCTGGGTTTTGTACTGCTGGTAAATGCCAACAGATTGCCTGGGGTGTAGCAATCGAATGTTTTTATATGTGAGGATAATATGGACCCGAGAATACTAGCATTAATCGCACAGGCAGCAGGAGAAACTGTTGCTGGTGTTAGTCGTGGAGTTCCCAAAATAAATTTATTATCTCCAGAACAACGTAATAGAGTAAAAGAACTGGAGCGTCAACAGGCATTGGGGCTACTTGGAATAGATGAAGCTACACAACAACGTATGTTAAATCAACAGTTACAACCAGTACAGGCTCTTGGAAGACAAGCAATACAACAAGCTCAGCAATCTCAGTTGATAGGAGATGTAGGACAAGGGGCTGCATTTCGACAGCAGGCAGCTCAGCAAGGTGCTTTACAACAGGCCACAATAGATGCTACTCAAAGAGCACAGCAACAAATTGAACAGATGGATGAGTTGGCAAGAGCTAGACAATTGTCTGAAATGAGAGCATTACAAAAACAAAGACAAACTACTAAGGAAGGAGTAACAGACATTATTGGTTCTCTTGCTGGTGGTGCTGCAATGGGAGCACAAGTAAAAGCAGCAAAGAAAGAACTTGATACATATGAAAGTTCTTTGTTAACACAAGCTCAACAAAAACAACTTGATGCAATGAAAAAAGCAAGTGATGGTGAAGCATCACCAGATTTTATGGAAGCTTATTTAAAAGCCATTAAATCATTAAACAAACCTGCATCATTACCAACACCACCATCAGCACCATCAGAACCATCAGTAGCACCTGCTGTTATATCACCAGCAGTACAAGATGTTTTACCTATGTTAATGTCAGGGTTGGGATTACCGGCTACTGTTCCAGCAGTTCCAACTTCTGTAGTTGAACCAACAACTCCAATGTTACCTAATCCATATATAATTGGAGAACAAATAAACACTGGAGACACATATGGATATAAAGTATTGGAAGTTGGCCCAGATGGTAATCCTACACAAATACAATGGTTTGATAGTACATATCCAGCTGGTAAACCTGGTTTGATTTTTAATAAAAATAATCCTGATCATAGTATACATTTTATTGATTTGTTTGAAGGATCAAGAGGAAGACCATAATGCTTAACTTTGAATACTATAGAAAAGAATACTTGGGGTCAGCTCAAAAACGTTATGAACAAGCAATGGCAATGGCCTATCGTGACTTAATGCTTGAGTACAAAGATGCTGCTATAGCTCGTCAACAATTACAAGAACAGCTACAGTTTGATGAAAAAATACAAGCAAAAAAACTTGAACTAATAACTAAGGCAGCAGCTGAAGGAAAAGATAAAATTTTTGGTATGTCAATGTCAGAGTTTATAACAGCAACAAAAGGTTATGAAGCTGCTGTTCGTGATGTAAAAGATTTTAATTCTGGTTTACAAAAAAAGGCTGAAAAATTATACGCTGAGGAAAATGAGTTAACTGCTGCACAAAAAGCAACAATACAAGAATGGATAAATAAATCTTTAACCTCGCTTTCAGGAACTAGAGCTTCAGTACAGCTGGAAGTAAATTCTTTATTACAAAATGATTTATTTGGAGATACTTGGGTAGCAATTTCAAATGATCCAGGAAAAGTAGATGCTATGCTAAGTATTTATGGTCCTCAAATTGCAAGTAAACTTGGTGTAACTCCATCGTATGCAGCTGAATTAATAGGTGGTGTTTATATTCCAGAGAAAGAAAGACAACAATTTAAAGACAAATACATTGATGACTTTATTAAAGACAATCAACAAGGATTAACACCACAAATGCAAAATTTAGGATCAATGCTTGGTGTTACTGCTGATGAAATAAATAACAGAATTTCAGCTAAAAGAGTAACAACAACACCAAGAGACATTGATGATGTTGATGAAACGTTTGAAGTTGTAGAAGAACGAGAAGATTTACCATTACCTACACCAGAAACAATTCGAGCAAGAGCAGCACAATACTATGCTCCATTTGCTAGTGAAGGATTTCAAGAAGTTGTTGGGTTTAGAGAACCCAAACCAGAACCAAAACCGACAGAAGAAGAAGTAGAGTTAACAGCAATTAGTGAGCTACCAACATATGCTGGCAAGTTATTTGGTGTAGCAAAACAAGTAGATCAAGTAAAAGATTTGGATGATGCTGTTGCTATTAAACAAGGTGGTGTAGGTGCTCAATATGGAAATCAATTGTTGCGCAGTGGAGATGATTATCAAACTGCAATGAGCAAGATTGAAACAAATGAAAGTTTAGATGATACTCAAAAAGAAGCAGCGTATGTAATGTTGGGTAGAGATTTGTATCGTAAAAACCAGGAACAAACAAAACTACCCAGTCTGGAAGAACTGATGGTGAGTAGGATTTAAGATGGCTACTACAACTCTAGATTATGATGAAGCTAAAAAACAATTACGAGAAGCATATCGTAATAAAACAATTGATTATACACAGTATCGTCAATCTATTGATGTAATTAATCAAAAGCAAAATTTAGGTGAGCCTGTAGAAATAGAAGTTGAAGATGTAGAGATTGAGCTGGAAAAGCCAATGTCTGAAATGATCGGTGCTTTGCGTAGACCAGAAGAACCAGTTGAAATAGAAGAGCCAGAAGAACTAACTGCACCAGCAATTAGTTTAATGAGAGATCGAGAAGAAGTTGTTGCTCCTCGTGTTGAACGTATCATGCCATATAGGTTTGGTGAAAAAGCAGATCCATTGTCTGCTCGTAATAAATACATTAATACAATGGAACAAGTGTATCAGATAACGTATGGCAACAGTCCTGAAGAAGCAAAACGAAAAGCTCGTGCTGATGCTGATAAATATATGAAGGGAACGACTTCTGAGTTTTATGATGCTCCTCAATTTATGGAAAGCAATATTGTTGACATCGAAAAAGGATTGTTGCGTGATAGAGAGACAGGAGAAATACGAGAGGGGTCATACCCTGAGTTAGCTGCTGAAGCATTTAAAAGACAGATTGTAGGAAAGTCTGAGGATTATACATTACAACAAGCCAATCTATTATTAGAACAAAGAATACGAGAACAAAGACGAAAAGAAGCTCGTGAAGAAAGAGCTAAAAGTCCATCGTATATACTTACTCCTGGAACGACCAAACCTAGATTTATGGTTGAAGCTGACATTAGAGCAGGTGAACTTAGAGAAGATATTGCATCAGATGTAGGTAGAGCAGCACAACTTGCTTTGGTTAAACCTAGACCTGAGACAGGTGTAGTGTATGAAACTCCATTAGCAGCTACTATGCGTGGTGGTTTAAATTTAGCTCCTGCTGTTATATCATCAGCAATACAACCATTGATGCCAGGTACGATTGAAACTGATGATTATCGTATGGCTGACAGTGCAGATGTTGCAGATCAAATACTGGTAAATATAGCCAAGGGACAAGGACTACCACAACTATTTGATGCCAATGTATATTTAAAAACAACGTTGTCTAATACACCTATTGGTGGTGTTGCTGAGTTTGTAACTGGAGACAGAGAAGATGCAGCGTGGATGTTTGGTTTTGGGTCAGAAATAGGTGTACCAATAACAGGTATACCTACTGCATATAAATTTGTTTACAAACCAACAGCAGCAGCAGCAAGAGCAACAGCAAGAGCAGTTGGCCCACGAACAGGAGAAGTAGTAGCAGCAGTAACAGCTCCAATTGAATATACCAAAATGAAAGGTTTAATGTCTGTTGTAGATGATTACCTGGGAGAAGGTACATCAGCAGCAATAAAAGATGAATTTTACAGTGGTAAAATAAGTTGGAATGATTGGATTGATAGTTCAGCAGCTCGCAGATCCATACGAGAAAACTCATCTGAAGCTGTAGCAGAACGAGTTGTTGCTGTAAATATGCTACGATCTATTGTTGATAATCAAGACATTGCTGTAAAGAACCTTGGGTTTATGCTTGAAAATCCAACAACAAAAGGTATTCTTCTTGAGGCTGGTATAAAAATAGACGACCCAGCTGCTGTTGTTACTAAGGATTTATTGGATGACATTTTAATTCGAGAAGCAAAAAAATTAGAAAATGCTGCAAGGGGCAATAGTGATTTTGCTCGAATATACAATAAAGGTGAGGCAATACAAAAACAAACCAGTGAAATGCTAGAGAAGGCATATGGGTTTGAAGAAGTACCAAAGTTAAATACTACTCGATTAACTACTCAGTTTCAGTCAGAGTTGGTACGAACAGCATTGGCTAAGTCTCTTGCTACTGATAAAAATTTATACAATCAAGTATTTGATACATTGCGAACAGGTACAAAGAGTGGCCGACAACAACTGCAAAAAGCATTGGAAGATATAGTTGGTGATGTATATTCGTATCAAGATTTGGATGTCATTTATGAGGCATTTAAAAAAGATGTACGTCGAGATGTAGCTGATAATCTATTAAACTTTTTACCAGAAGATTTGATTGCTATTGGTGCTGATGTTGTTGTTCCAAGAAAGTCCTGGACAAAAGCAAAAAAACACAATGCGTTTTACAATGATTTAAAAGGTAAGAATGCAAATTTAAAATACGATCCATCTGATAAAAAGTGGAATATAACTGGATCAAATGAAGAGAAGAAGAAAGTTGTAAATGAAATCTTAGATCACATTATTGATTATGCAGGTGTAGATACAGTACGAAAGTCTGAAGTGTATCAAGATTTAATATCTCAATTGCAGTTTGGAACATACGATCAAAAGTATCATCAAATAATCCAGGAAGCATTTATTGCTCGCAGTGCTGAAAAACATTTAGATGGGTTTCGGATGAGAGCAGGAGGAGAACAGTTCCGTCGAGCAGCACAAGGTGAATTCCGTGGTGATATATTAGCTGTTAGTGAAGAACGAGAGTTTGCCAAGCAATTAAAAAAAGGAGCAATGGGAGATTTTATAAGAGACATCAGAGTTAGTCGACAAGCTATTAAAGCACAGCAGTCTGCATCTCCAACAATAAAACCAGTTGTTGGTGTTACTCCTCCTCCACAGTTTTTAAATTTAACTCGACGAGTAGAGGCAAAAATAGATCAAGTTAGTGATCAATTTGATACAGAGTTAAAACGATTATCAAAAGAATATGGTAATCCAATAGATGCTTTGGATGAAATGACTGAAACAGCTTGGAAAGTAACTGAAGCAGAAACGATACGTATTACAGATGAGCTGGTTGAAAGAGGTTTCCAGGGTGATTGGGAAGCATATTTAAATACATTTGTTGAAAAACGATATCGAGATCAAATAAAAAGTTTAATTGATCGTGAATATGGTGGTATGAAAAATGTTACAGATGATGAATTAAAAGATTTAATTTATGAATACAGATTATATTTTAATAAATCAGATCAATGGAAAGCTTTGTTGTCTACTTATTATGGTAGTGATTATGTTAAAATTGCTATAGATGAAAATCCATTTCACACTGAGTTTATTCGGAAACTGTATGGTGTATCTGAAGCTGATCGACGATTGGAAGTTTTTGCTTCTAGAGGTTCAACTGTTTTGGATATAAACTATTCAAACTTTTTAGAAGTTATAAATCGAATAGAACAAGAACCACTTTTTAAAGGTACAGGATTAAAGACAGTAGGGTTGGCTGGCATAAATCGTAAGGAAGCAACGAGCTTACCAATCCAGGAATACATTTTAGGTATACGACAATCACAAGTGGTTAACGATGAAATGAAAGCATTTATACAAACCAATCCTGAATATGGTGTTGATATGATACCAAACTATTTAGGGTCTGATTTGCAGTTAAATCTACAACCATTAACCAATGTTTATGACAACATTATTGATGATGCTGTAGATGAGTTTGCGCAAGCTGCATTTGGTGGTAAAGAAGGAGATCCAGCTGGATTGTTTGCAGCACAAGCAAAGCGTCAAAATGCAGGTAGTTTATTAGCTGATGTACATTTTAATACAATGTCAAAGATAGGTACTAAAACTCGTGATGATTTACGAAAATGGGTACAAGGTGTTTGGGGTGGTCAAAATATAGGACAAAGAACTTTAAAACCTGACCTAACAACAGCAAGAGATCAATTACAACAAATACTAGCAGAACCATACATAGCAGTAAATAATACTGTTGATGATTTATTTGATCGTATATTTCAACCAATAGCTGAAATGGGTATACCTCAAAATGTACGCAATAATATTGTTAATGATGTTAAAGAAAAAATATGGGATATATATTTTAAAGGTTTTCCTGTTGATGGCAGGTATTATGCAGATCCAGGAATGGGTGTGATGGAAGATGTCTTACGAAATACAGAGGACTTTTTTAAAGCTAATGGTGTTGCTGTTGGTGATGATATAGTCAGTGCTTTAAATAGCAATCTACCTATGTTTACTAAAATACAAGGCACAAATATAGCAATGATGTATGGTGCTGGTATGGCAAAGACTATTGATAATTTAGAAACACTAGCCAAAACAACAAAACTGAGAACAACTTTAGAACGATTGCGTATTAAAGATGATGATAAACTTGCTTTAATTGGTGCTACAATTGGCTCTGCAACAGAGGCTTTTAGACGTATTGCTACTGGTGGATTGCTGGCTGGTATTTATGTACCAGTTACCAGATACCTGGGACAAAATATATTTAATGCCAACATAATTATGGCTGGTACTTTGGGTCCAGAACGTTCATTTCGTGGTGGATTAGCTAGTCCAATGCACATGAAAGCAATCGCAATATCTAAATACCCAGATGATGCTGTTGTATTTACCAGTAAAGGTGGAAGAGAATACACTGCTGCTGAGCTACGTCAATTGGAAAGCACATACAATCTAGGATTAAGTAGATTTAAAGTAGAGCTCCAGGAACGTACAGCAACAAGAACAATGACTGATGTTGGGCGTGATTTATCAGGTAAACCATTGACTACTCCTAGTTGGCTATGGAGTAAGATACGACCAGACCAACGAGGCTTGTGGTCTACGTTGGCTGACAATCAAGATCAAACATTTAGACGAGCTACATTTTATACAGCGTTGCAAGATGATGTACCGTTGGAACAAGCCATTGCAATATCGAAACGTAGCTTGTTGGATTATGGATCTATTGGTAGACAAGAACGATCATTGTTTGAAAAATATGTTTTCTTTTGGAGCTTTACTAGACAGATAACAACAGAGTTAATTAACCTAACAGCCAAGGCAGTTACTCAAAACCTGGGACATAACTTTGTTGCAAAAGTTGCTCGTGCATCGATGAGACAACAACAACAAAGTGCAGCTTGGTTGTATAATGATGATAGAGCCAAAAGCCGAATGTATAGTTTTTACAAAGGTATGATTGATAACTTGCCTTTATTTACATATGGATTTAGCAATCCGTATGTTGAAAGTTACGAAACTTTATTAATGTTAGGAACAAGAACAATAGGACTGTTGGGTATTGGTGAACCGTCCACAGCTGTTGCTGTAGAAAAATTAATAGGTGGTATAAATTTACGACCTGAGTTTGAGTTTTTATTACAGGTTGTGCAGGATAGATACAGTAAAAAAGTACCACCAGAAGACATTTATCTTTTAAAAGGCACAGCAATGTGGCCATTTTACAAAGAGCTTTTTGAACTATCACCTATTGATCCAAAACGTAGACGACCACAAGACCCAACGTTTTCAAATGAATTTGACCAACAACAACAATATAAGATGACCAAAAGTGGTGCTCGAAAATATGCAGCATTTTCAGTAGCTACATTATTGATGGGTGTTAACAGAATACCTAAAGATTATACAAAAGCATTAATGGCTAAAGACCAGGATGATGAAAGTTTACGCAAACAACAGCTGCGTAGATTTGCATCACCAAATGTTTTGTTGTATTTGTTGGGAGCAGAAACAAGTCTACGTTCAGTTGATGAACGAGAATTAATCAAGCGAAATGAATTTCGTATACAAAAAATCTTTAATGAACTCACTCGAGAAAGGAAGAAATAAAAATGGGTACAAGAGTAAATCATTATTTTCATAGTGTATCAGATGATACATCACTAACATCTGTTGGTACATCATTTGATGCCAGCAAAAAACATACAATAAAGCTGGGTAGCTTTCCAGATGAAAGTCGATTTATAGGAAAGATTTCAGCAGTCACAATACACGTATCTAGTATTGCATCATCAGCTAGTCAGGTATCATTTAGAATGACCAGCGATTCTACTGGTGACAAAACATTGCTATCTGGATTGGCTGGTGATTTAGATGTAGGTATAACCACTGCTACAGATGGTAGTGTGACATACGTATTTTCATTTATACAATCAGTACCAACAAATGATACTGTATATTTGTTTTACAAAACCAATACAGGCACAGTAACAATTGATGAAGTTATCATCACCTGGGAGGAATAATGGCTGTTGTTAGTCCATACGCACTATCTGGAAATCCATCTATAAATGCACTGACGGTACGGTCTGGTGATATTACATTTAGTGATGGTGGTAATTTATTAGAGGGTAGCACTACAGTATTTTCTTTTGATACTAGTGGAAATGTTACAAAAATTGGTCAGGACAGTCCGAGCTCAGGACAGTTTTTAAAATGGGATGGAGCAAAGGCTGTATGGGATGCTGCTGGTGGTGGTGGTGGTGGAGACATCACAGGTGTTACTGCTGGTACAGGATTGTCTGGTGGTGGTACTACTGGAGATGTTACACTGTCTGTAGATACATCGGTTACTGCTACATTGGGTGATACTCAAACATTTACTGGTACAAAAACATTTGGTAACACTGTAAACTTTGGTAAGTTCCTTCAGCATAGTGGAGACACAGATACCAGGATTGCATTTTTTGATGCTGGTGATTTGATTGCTTTTGAGGCTGGCGGTGTGGAAATGCTGCGTATCAGTGAAGGCACACAAGATGAAGTTGTTGTCAATGAATTTTCAGGTGACGTAGATTTCCGTGTTGAGAGTGATGATGAAACTCATATGTTATTTGTTGATGGTGATAACAATCGAGTATCAATCGGTGATAGTACTGATGCACCAGCAGCAACACTAGAGATAACCAACCACGCTACAGCAGGAGCAACTGGTGTGCCATTGGTTCAGCTCAACTCAAATGATGTAGACCAAAAAGCTCTTGAGATTATTGCAGCCAATACAACAGCAGATGTCCTGGACATTGAGGCAAATGCATTGACAACAGGAGCAATAGCCAAGATTGTTAGTAACAGTAGTACAACAGATGATCGATCATTAATTGACATAACCAATGATAATACAGCAGCAGTTAATACAATACTTTTGCAAATGAAAAACGATGCTGTTGCAGAAAAGAGCTCGGTTGTTATTGAAAGCACAGCAGCAGAGGTTAATCCATTGGTTGAGCTTATTAATAGTAATGATAGTGCAGACAAGCCACCTATGCTACGTTTTAATAAAGTAGGGCACGTCTCTGATGATATGCAAATAGGTAAGTTTAGTTTTTTTGCAGACGACAGTAACAATGAACCAACGGAATATGCAAAAATTGTAGCTCAAGCCTCGGATGTAACACATCCAGGCGATGAAATGGGGCAAATAACATTTAGTGCAATGACTGGTGGTAATGCTGGTACATCAGCAATGACTGAATTCTTTAGAATAGGTGGAGAAGATCAAGCAGCGAATACGTCAGCAACGTTCCAGGTAAATCTGGGTCAGGCAGATATAGATTTTATGGTCCGAGGCACAGGTAATGCTAGTTTAATTCGGACGGATGCTGCAAATGATCGTGTTGGTGTTGGTGGATTTCCGAGTGATGCTAGTGCAATGTTGCAAGTAACATCTACAACTCAGGGGTTTTTGCCACCACGATGCAACACTACTCAACAAAATGCAATATCATCTCCAGCAGCAGGTTTAATGATATACAACACCAGCACCAATAAATTGATGGTGTATAATGGTAGTGCCTGGACAGCATTACACTAGGAGAAATTATGAATCGCAATGCATTAAAACTAACCATTGCCATTGTGCGCCGAATGATGCCCCTGATTTTAAATCTATTGCAGGCAGTAGAGGATGCCAAGGATGAGGCCAGTGATGGTGGTACTAGGATAACAAAGAAAGAAAAATGGATGATTGCTGAAGAGGCATCGTTTCAGATTTTGCCATCGCTTATCGAAACCATAGCGGAGACATTGGAGTAACAATGGATGAGGCATCACTGATTGACCTATTGATTAACAGTAGTCCTCTTGCTGGTTTTGCAGCGTATCTTGTTTTTCAGACCAAGGGTCTGCAAAAGCGGATGGATGGTCTAAATGAAAAAGCTGTTGAGCGAGAGGATATGCTGCGTGGTCGGTATGACAAAGTGATTGCTGACCTACAAGCAGAGAAAGCTGATTTACAAAAAAACCAATCTCAGGCACTGGTTGCCTTGGAAAAAAAGGTTGACGCTTTAGTAGGTAGTGTGGATAATATAAGTCAAGTGGTGCAGGAGCTACGGATAAAAGATTTAGCCAGGGATGTACAGAAATAATGCCAAAGAAAAAAAAGAAAAGCACTGTCAATGCAGCAGGTAACTATACCAAACCAACAATGCGCAAGCGATTATTTGAAAAGATAAAGGCTGGTAGCAAAGGTGGAAAGCCTGGGCAGTGGTCAGCTCGTAAAGCACAGATGCTTGCCAAGCAATACAAAGCTAAAGGCGGTGGATACCGATGAAAAAACAGAACAAAAATAAAATAAAAAAGGTGATTAAGGGTTTGAAGAAAGCTTCAAAATCACACGCTGCACAAGCAAAAACTTTACAGAAAGTAGTCAATAAAAAATCAAAAAAGAAAGGGAGATAAAATGCCAAAAGGCCCAGGAACATACGGAAGTAAAAAAGGACGACCACCAAAAAAGAAGAAGACCTCGATGATGAAGCCGAAAAAGAAAAAAATGATACGCATTAAGAAAAAATAATGCCATTGAAAAAAAGCCAGAAGAGCCTGAAAAAATGGACGCGTCAGAAGTGGCGCACTCCATCAGGCAAACCATCGAAAAAAACTGGTGAAGTTTATGCTCCATCAGCACAGATTAAAAAGCTAAAAAGCACTCCAGCTGGTAGACGTAAACTGGCCGCAGCAAATCGCAAGAAGCGAGAGGCTACACGTAAGGGTAAGCAACACGCTCGTCACGGTTTACACAAAGGAAAGAAACGATGAAGGGAAAACATACTCGTGCTAAAGCAACGATGAAACGTTTGGGTTTATCTGGATTTAATAAGCCGAAGCGCACTCCTGGACACGGCAGTAAAAGTCATGTTGTAATGGCCAAAGATGGTGACCGTACAAAGTTAATACGATTTGGACAGCAAGGTAAAACTGGTGATCGGACTATGACAAAACGTGCAAAATCATTTAAAGCTCGCCACGCAAAAAATATAAAGAAGGGTAAAATGAGTGCAGCGTATTGGGCAAACAAGGTTAAATGGTAATGAGACGTATTAATAAAATCTTTGTGCACCACAGTGCATCATCTCAGCAAAACACCACCAGAGATATGATAAATGATTGGCACAATGACCGGGGCTGGAATGGGATTGGATACCATTATGTAATCGTAGCTGATGGTAGTATAATGATGGGTCGATCTTTTGATAGGGTAGGTGCTCATTGCCGTGGTCACAATCAACACTCTATTGGTATATGTGTTGTTGGTAATTATGAAAATGATTTATCTATGACACCAGGACAAGAGCAATCATTGGTTATGGTATTGAATGGATTGCTGTCGCAGTTTGGATTGGATGCCAATGAAGTTTATGGACACCGAGAGTTGGGTGAAACAGCTTGTCCTGGAAAACATTTGTTTGATTGGTTGTGCAAGTGGCGAGTAAATCAATTTAGAGGAGATCAAAATGTCTAAGAAAGAAAGTAATCCAAAGAACTTACAACGAAAAGAAATGGATAATGCTATAGACCTGGCGACTGGATTAACACACACTCAACTCAAAGCTGCTCAGCTACTTGCACAAGGTTTGAGTTATGCAAAGGTTGCTAAGGCAATGGGTGTACATACAAACACTTTGTTTAACTGGCGCAAAAAACTGGTAGCATTTCGAAATGTACAAAACTCACACACAGTCAGAGAGCGCAAACCATTGGTGTTAGCCCAGCTGGATGCTTTTAATCTAGGAGCTGTTGATAAACGGTTTGCTCAGCTTCTGCTCCCTGCCATTGAAGCATTGAATAATGTACTGGCTGACCCTGAGGCTAGTGAGATGGCAAGAGTAAATGCAGCTAAGTATGTTTGCACTCGTATTTACGAGCGATTGACACAAGAAGAGAAACTGCGATCAGAAAATCTAGATGATTTAAAAGACGCATTGAAACTTATTAAATAACAACAGCAGCAATAGACCAAAAGGAAAAGCCGAGGCACTGTTAAATTTGTACCTCGGCTTTATGACATGTTTCACTATTATCAATAGTAATAGAACGTATTCGAAATTAAAAGTCAAGCACTTTTTTCGTGCAACATTTTGATGTCTTGCTTTTGATCCATTGGTACATAGATGTGCCAGTTCAATGTCTTGCTGTCGTTCCTGGTATTTATGTGAGGACCGTGTTGACCTTGGTCATAAACAAAGCAGGCCCCATATGGTTCTAGTTTGCACGTACCAACTAACCTGAGTTCTCTGCCATGGTATGTCGGTACAACGTACAATCCTTTTTTAATTACTCCCAACCTGGATTTATAATTTTTGTGATAAATGATACCAATGTTTGTTTGTGTCTTGCTCATGTGCAGCTCCTTGCTGTGATGGATGGTATAAATAATTTATCTTTGCTGTTGTTGGTCTGTCAATAGACAAGTGAGGACAGTTATTGACCAGTACAAACAGCAATAGATCAAACAGGTAAACAGCTACCCAATGCAAGAGCCTAGACTATATGATTGCAGGGCCGTGAATACCCTAAAAATCGACGCACAAAAAAAGGCGGGGTAAGTACCCCGCCACGAAAAGAAAATGCCTTTACAGGCCTATATTAATCTATCCCCATTGATCAGCCATCGCCGCCGCGATACCTTCAAACGTCCGTGATCTAATCTTGCTTCGGTCAGGAGACGGCGGTAGGTTATACCACTTCGGTATCTTCTTACCTGATTTGGTGGTGTGTATCTCACCTCGATCAACAACTTGAGTATGCTGTAACAAGGGCAAACCTTTTAACCAGAGACACGTTGTCTTCTTTGCATTGTGTCCAAAGTGGAACGGCTGAATTGTTTGATCAGGCCGTCTTATCTGAGACGAGATAACTGATATAGGATTTTCAATACATATTTTTTGAATCGGAGCTGACATTAGTAGCCGCACAAAATCAAGGGCCTGATCTCTATGCTTCTGTCGCTCAGGATTATTAACCATCCATCGATTACCAGATACAGACAGGTATCGACAAGGCGGGTGAGCGATCATCAGATCCCAACCCTGATCAAGTATCTCTCTAACATCACCTTGATAATGATTACCTTCCATTTCAGTAGGCAAGATGTCACAAGACCACGCATCATGGCCACGGGCAGCAAAAGCCGACCGGACCACACCGCTATATTCACAAGCTACAAGCACTTTCATTATTCACCCCAATCTAAATCTTCACTGGTTACATAGTCATCCTCATAAGGATCTCGATACTCGTATCTATCGACCTGGCGGGTGGTTTCAACAGGTATAGAGCGGCCATCACCATCCATAAGAGCAGAGATTGCTTGGACGTTACCACTGATCATTATGTCTACTGCTCTACTGAAAGGAGTAGAAGGAAGATCACCACGCCGCCGCGCTTCAATCCTATTTTGTCTATCTGTAAACTCATTCAGATCACAAGTGTAGTCAAAGAAACGGCCCTGACGATCCACCCCTTTCAAATAGGGCTGCTCTGAACAGGTAAAAAAGAAACCTTCTTTGCCTTGCCAAGTGATCAACTCGAGCCGCGGATCATCACGCAACTTCTGACGACGAATAGACCAGATGCGCAGATCTTCCCCGCGATACTCTTTGCTGTCAGGACAGCCGCAAAGATTATCCTTGCAAGAAACATAATACTCGCCATGCTTCTTACCTGTTACATCACAATCGGGAGCGGTCCAAATGTAGTGAGCAGCAGTAGACACAAGGCCTTTGCGTTCTCTACACTCATCACAAAACTGGTAACGCTTCAGACCCTTACCGCTATCACGATGGCCAAGCATATCCGCGACCGCCTTCTTTGTAGCCCCTACCACATCACCGAGAGTAGGGGGATAGGTAAAAGTTCTTTCACAGACAGCCTGAACGGCAGCGATCAAAGCCTTATCCGGTGTAGCTTCAAAGGCCTTACACCATCGAGCTGCCATTGTATCAACATAATCATTCTTTCGATTAAAGTTCATGCTGAACTCATTGAGACATTTTAAAACTGTACTCGGACTAGCCATTACTCACCCCCTTCGATCAAGTACCCATACTCATCATAACGAGGCTCAACAGGTAAAGCAGGACTACTGCTCTTCTTTGCCTTGCGATTGAGTGTAGACATATAGAAGCCATGATTGGTAACAAGCGTTTGCTTGTTACAAAGATTAAACAGAAACATCATGCCTTGTTTCCTGAGCCACCGCGCCCGATAATGATCACTATCAAAAGCCCAGCCGAGCACATCATAAGCCATGGCAATGTTGGCAGTCGCTGCTAATCTCTTGGCAACTCCAATCGTTTTACTGTCAATCGTTTGAACTTGATACCCAGCTCCAGTATACAACTCTAACCAGTAGCCAATCAATTCACGGCCATCTTCTGATGACTGTATCTTTTCATACAGCTCAGGACAAAGAGAATCCTCTACAGGATACTCACAATTGTTAATTGTAATTGTTTTATTCTGTTGTTCTTTTGTTGCTGTTGTTTCAGTATTATTAAAAGAATTTTTATTATTAATACCAACACCAACAATAGTACTAATAGTTAAGCAATTATCATGCCAATGCTTTAATTGGTCACAAAAAAGAGTTGCATTGAACACAGACCAGCTCCACTCTTTTGCATAATCTTTAACTGTCATACCGCCACCAGTAAGCGACCAATGATAGGCCGCCTCAACGGTAGAAAAAGGATCGCCTCCTTGGTTGACTAGCAACCAAGGAGGCAAAGAAATACATTTGTTATTCTTATCCATTGAGCACCTCATACTCTTCTTTGTCATGTTCATCTGCATTGACAGCAGTCTCTCTACAACAAGGACATTCATCACCCGCTTCAGAATCCATAGACAATTCAATAACTGGACACTCTGAATTAAAACAATAATATCTAGTTTCCATTGAGCACCTCACAAAGAGCCAATGCTCTTTCAATAGGTTGAACGATACCGCTATCATACGAACGGCCTTTAAATAGTCTCTTTGCTCTTAACAGGACTATCTTTCCAAAGTCTAAGAAACGAAAGTCGTTCTTTTCACCATCAATAAATCTACTGTCATATTGATAAGCCTTGTAATCCTCCGGACTAACAACAATAGCAACGGCATGACCCGATCGAAGGTATGCAGCTGCATTATCAAAAGCCCCCCTATTTTCCTCATCATAGGAATAACAGAGACGATAATCAGAACTAGCCGCCCGATCATCGATAGCCCAACGGGTATAATCAAAGAAACCGCCAAGCCCTCGAACATCCCGGACCAGCCAGGCCATATTTATTAAGTGTTCCCAAGCAATATCACTCGTACCATTCAATCTAATCCAAAGTTCCTTACCAAGTAGAGAAGCCTTGAAAGCAAGAACTTGTATCTCCATAATAAGAACTTGTATCCATTGATCAGGATACGCTTTAAACGCTAACGTCCTTCTTCTTCTGCTCTCTTCGTGAAAGGGCATGCGACCTGTTTCCGTGAGACAAGTCCTATGACAAGACGTAGCAAAGGGGCACAGGTTCAAACCATAGCCCGCTTGCTTATGAGCTGACAGGTACACACCAGCGACAACATACTTACTAGTCTTATCCTTTTCCCACTTGCTAGAAG